TTATCAAGATCCTCGTCAGACATATTCTCAAGTGCAGCATCCTGTCTCTTAGCCTTGATTTCGAGCAATCTCTGTCTCATCTCAGCATTCTTCTTAGCATCTTCTCTCTTCTTCTTTTCATCAAGTTTTACGCTAACAATGTACTTAACAATTTCAATCTTATTAGAAATCTCTTCGTCTTCCTTTGACTTAGTATTCAGAAGACTCTCTTCCTCAGACTTCTTTACTTCCGCATTGAGTGTCTTAAACACTGAGTCCAGATTTGGAAGAGATAATTCCCACAAATCAATTACATTAATCATCCCTCTGAATGGGAACTGATAATTCGATCTTGTTGCATTGATAAATAATTCGTTGTTTGTCATAATAATAATCTCCTTTTCTAATTAAAACTTAATCTTCATTACACGCTCTGTTGCACCCTTAACTTTAACAACCAATTCAGCTCTTTTTGTCATCGAAAAACCAATGCCTGATAACTGATCTTTTGCGTCTGCTACATGACATTTAGCCCCTAATGCTTCAAATACTCTCTTATGCTTCATTAAATCATTGTCAAGGAACTCAAGATAGAATCCATTAGGCTCTTCATTATTCACACAATCCTTCAGGAAGAAGAATAAATGTCTGTGACCAATTCCGTCCTGTTCGTCAAAATAGTTTGGACTATAACTGATTACTGATACAGGAACGAACTGATTTGTATTTACACTCCAAATCTCACGGCTTGAAATAGATGAATTTCCTGCTAATTTCTCCTTAATTGAGAAGTTTCCATTCTCATCGAGTGTTACTTCTGCAACCTGAACCTTTTCATCAGTTCTCATTGACTTATCGTAATCAAACTTGTAAATTTCTCCATTAAATTCAATCTCAGCTCTAAATCCATGCCTTACGCTTCCCGAATACTGATGTACAAAGAATTTATAAACACCTGGTTTCATTCTTGACAGGTCTTCCCAAGTAATATTCTCTACTGCAACCTTTCCATTTGGATGAATAATATCAACGTCTAACTGACCACCCATTCTTGAAACACTTGGCTTTCTACAATTTCTAAAGAAAATTTCATTCTTATCTGGCTCAATACAATGTGCATCAATGTCGTAATTATCATGACCATCTTCGTTCCACTGAATAGAAAATCTAAGAACACCATCAACATTACCGCCAGCCGCTTTAACATTCTGCTTCATATCTGAATCTGTAATATTTCCTGAATAAGCCCAAGATAATCCATTATTCCACTTGAACATTGTCTTAGCGTCTGGATTAACAGGTGCAATCATAGAAACAAAGTTCTTCTCATGCTTATTCTCTACAAAAGCTTCAATCTCCTTTGCAGTTGGAAGTACCTTATTAATGAAATCCTGTGCTGAAATCTCTTCAACCTTAGAAAACTTCTTAGGACTTACAGCAACATCTTTTTCCATCTGACCAAAGATATCATCTGCACCAACCATTCTTCTTGCAGCACTCTTATTTGAGAACAGTACATTATTTACAGTAATATCATTCAGATTAGCAAATCTTCTCTGTAATGAATCCATATATCCAAGTTCTGTAATAGTCTTCTTTGCATCCTCAAGCATCTTCTTTGTAAAAATAGCCTTTGGTCTTTTATAGTTGCTCGGTGCTGTAATCTGCTCATACTTCTTAACTGCTGTGTCAAGATCCATATCCTCACTTACGTTGATAAGAAGTGTTCCAATAGAATGATTTCTAATTCTACCAATAGGCATACCTGCTGTTACCGACTTCTCCCAAGCATATAAATCCTTTTCAGTATCAGAAGTCAGCTTATCATATTCCTTCTTGTACTTCTTGAACTCTGTGAGTACGCCTTTCCACTCTTCGCCCTTGTAAAGTGTATTTGAATTGATAAGTTCAAGAATTGTATCAAGTGCATCCATAGTAATTTCATCAAGAGAACGCTTAAATACATTTCTTGTGTCTCTGAACTGTCCTTTAACTTCCTCGTTAGAACGACTACTTCTATTTACGAACTTGCTTGGAAGCTCTAAGAAGAAATGATCCCACTGATGAGACTTACCATTGATTTCCTCGAAATTAAAATCTGTACCAATCTTAGAAAACTTAGTTGTGTAAATATCTGTTACTGTATGAGCCTTTACAAAGGCATCAAGTGCATCACATACTGGCTGATATGTTGTATCACCAAGATTCAGTTCCCAAATCGTATGAATCTGATTATCCTTGATAGTGACAGCAGAACCAATATTCTTAATAAACTGTCTACAACAACTACAATCATGCTCTCTACGCTCTCTGAAAATCTCATTTGTACCAGCAGGGAAGCTATCAAGATATGTATTCCATAATTCATCCTTATCTACATTTACCTCAAATAAATGTGTTGCCTCTTTCTGCATTTCATCGAAGTGCTTCTGTAAAGTCTTCTTAAATTTCATAAATCCATCCATGTTTTGTACCTCTTCTTTCTTATATTTATTTTTTGTTAATTGTTTCTACTGTTATATTCTCCGTTTTATTTATTCTTATCTTCAATAAACTCATATCCCACTAATCTAACTGACACAAGCATAGCCATAAAATCAGAAGCACTTTCTACTTCAATATCACAATTCATACCAATCTCATCAAACATCGTAACTTCATAATATCCATCACAATCTTTAAGAATATCATTAAATGGATTTGACTCGTCTGATTCCTCATCGAGAACTTCTTCTACCATGTCTTCTAAATCACCAATAAATTCATACATTGGAATATTTACAGAAGTAAATGGAACAATAATTCTTCTTATAGCACCATCACAAGCAAATAAAAGTTCATATTCACACTTAAAACTTCCGTTCATACAGTATGAATGATCAACATGATCTTCGATTATTGTTGGCTTAAATTTGCTACTTTCCAATATATTATACATAACATAATAGTCTATAACGTTCTTTTCTGTGTAGTCTTCTCTGTTAAATACAGTCCTATGTTTTTCATAAAGATTACATTTCTTTTTATACTCATCAAAATAACGAGTATTTCCTGCCTCTCGATCCTTTTTAAAAAATGATTCAAACTTGTCATTGGTCTTGTCATACCTACCAATGCATTCTCCATATGTATCTGGGAAAATATTACCTCGTACTTTTAATTCTATTTTATTAGGTAATAAATCCAATCCATTTTCTTCTAAATTTTCTACTGAAATAGCTGTGATATTCATATTGTCTCCTTTCTAAATTTCACATAAATCGAAGTTTTACTGTGGAATTTAATTTTCGTCCTCATCAAAATCCCATGCATCATATAATTTTTCTCCGTTACCCCACCAACTAGGTTTGTCAGAACCCCATTCAGTTTCATTATTAGTCCAACATTCAATTTCTTCACCATCTACATCTACAATTGGTGTAGCCCAATTTGAACAACCATAGACATATCCGTTATAATACTTGCCTTTTGCATAAATAAGACCACTCGTATTATTCCAATCTTCCATAAGTCCAGCGTAAATTATTGAATTAGGATGACTTTCTACAACCTCTTTAACTTTGTTCCAATCCATAAATTTCATTGCACCAATAGGTTTTGTTGCTACTACACTTGCTCCCAAAAATCCCATTGCAAAATCTGTATAGCCTTTCATGTAAATCTCCTTTCTAATTTACCAAAAAATTCCATTTACCGTCTTATCAATAGCTTCCCTCATTACACCACCAGTCATTTTATTCATTGTATCTGCAACAAGACCTTTAAATTCTGCTCTTATTCGCCTATTATGACGAGTACATGTTTTTGAACAATAATTATTCCTTCTACATTTTTCACAGTTGCCATTCAATTTCCACTGTTCATTTTCCTGAATCTGTTCCATAACTTAGCCTCCTCTTCTATCTAAAATCTTCTGAATAGTTTTCTTATCTTTATCAGATAAACTATCCCAATCCAACTTAAAACTTTCACAATTTTTATGCTGATTCCAACCATCATCACAATCATAAGAATAACGATACGCACAATAATCACATGCCATTTATATTCACCTCTCTTCTAAAGAAATCGAACATTCTTCCTACCACAAATCTTCAGATATCATCTGTTTACCAAACATACTTTTATTCTCTCGTTCATCAATAATCTTCTCACATATCTGACCACACATTTTTGCATGTTCGTATGCTTCTTCTCTTGTAAGAAAATTGTTCTTATGATCAATAAAACCTTGTTCAATTTCCTGATATCCTTTTCTTGGTTCAAATCCTAGCTGCTCCAATTGAACGAATACATCACCATGTCTTGCACCACATAAAACAACATCTGAATCAGTTTTATCTATGTGATATTTAATAGCTGCTGCTAAAATCATTTAAGTACCTCCATTTGAATCTAAAACCATTATTTCTCCTTTCTTTAATATTTAATGTGCCATAAGGGACTTGAACCCTCAACATCTTGATTAAAAGTCAAGTGCTCTACCTATTGAGCTAATGGCACACAGCTAGGATGGTGGGATTCGAACCCACGAATGTCAGAATCAAAATCTGATGTGTTGACCGCTTCACCACATCCCATTAGCAAGGCGTAGAATTAACTACGCCCTTATTATTAATTACTTATCTGTTACAACTGTATTGTTAGTTCCAGAAATAGTAACCCAACCAAATTTATTTCTTGCTTCGGCTTCCTTCATTCTTATAAGCTCATCTGTAATAGAAGAACTTAACTTATTATTCGCCTCTGCCTGTGCTTTGGCTTCGATTAACTGTGCATCAGCCTTTGCTTGTGCTTCTGCCTTAGTTACTTCTGCATCAGCCTTTGCCTTATTAATAGCTGTCTGATTATTAATTTCCTGAGTTTCGGCTGCCTGCTGTGCTGTAATCTTTGCATTAATAGCTTCCATCGTATTTTCATCTACAGTAATATTAATAAGAGATACATTTGTAATATTAATTCCATATGTAGAAAATCTTTTATTAAGATAATCTGTTAATGCTGCATTAACATTTGCTCTTTCAGAACCGAGAATATCAGATACTTTATACTGCGCCACGACTTCTTTTGTCCAAGAAATGATATTAGGCTTAATAAAACTATCTCTTACTTCCTTACCAGATTGTCCTCTAAACCTTGTAAATAAATCAGCGACCTTTTCAGTGTTGTACTGATATGTAAATGTTAAATCTAATGTCATAGCCTTACCTTCAGATGAACTAGCTGAAAAACTATCATCATCTTTAGAGTCTCCGTCCTTACCTGCTGTAAGATATGACTGTTCTAAGCTTACAGAATATAATGTAGTCTTTACTGTGGGTGACTTGAAATGCCATCCCTGTGTTAATACGTCACCTTTGATTCCACCCGACATACTGTACTGGATTGCAACATATCCCGCTGGAACACGAACTGTTGACTTAAATAAAATTATTGCTAAAAATAGTATCACTATGGCAGATACAACGCCACCTACAACTTTCTTCATTGTTGTTTTGTCTCCTTTTCTTCTTCGTTATTTATTTCATCTGTTACAAGATCTTTTATTTTATTAATAGTAGAATTCCCTATTTTTTGAAAAAATCTTGACAGTAGAAACCATATAATCATTAATCCAACTGCAATTAATATAAAAAATACTTCCATTTAATTATTCTCCTTTTTACTTATCATTCCATTCCATTTCCAATAGCTCATCATATGTAGCAGCATTATCAGACAGACTCTTTTCTTTCTCTTCCAATAACTTAATACACATCTCAACAAGCTTCGGTTTAGAATAATTCTGTAATTGTTCTCTTAATTCTTCTTTGTTCATATCGACACCTCGTCTTAATATTATCTATATCACTTATAAGAACATCTCCACCCTTAATTACCCACATACACTGATAATCTTTCTCAGCACAGAGCTTGGTAAAATCAGCATATGATTGATACTTATCTGGCTTTGCCATAGCTCTATAACATTGTTTTCTATTCTGACAACTTTGGCTTGTACACATTGTTATATCCATTAAGCAGCTCCTCCATTTGCATTGACGAAATTATCAAAACTTCTCTTCATATATTTGAAATTGACTTCCTGCGAAGGACTGAGATTCTGCCACTTTCTTGACTGACAATTTTCAATCCATTTTCCTAATTCAACATCTCTATCGCATTTGTAAGCATAAGCAGTTAAAGCCATTAATGCTATAGAACACTGCTTGTATAATTCAGAATCAATGTTTACATATGAATCCATAAAATCCTGATATTCTTCAATATCTTCATTTGATACATCTTTTGAAACATTATTCTGAATAAATTCAAGCGTTGAATCTGATTCACACGACTTTGTATCAGACTCATTTATATTATTCTCTGTTTCTGAATTAGTTTCTTCTGTAATATGTAAATATTCCTTCATAAGCTGTTCGAGCATGTTAAGTTTTGCCTTAACAACTTTCTTATCTTTAGTTCCCTTACCATCATCATAAGTATCGAAACTCTTATTCTCATATTCTACAAATGTCTTGCTATGTAATGTTTTCTGAAACTCTTCAAGAAAATCAATAAATTTAATATCTTCAATTCCAAACTGTGTAAATGTATGAAAAGCAGCGAACCATATAAATGAATTTTTTGAATTAAACAATTTACCTACTGTGTCTTGATCAGTAATCTCATACAACCTATTGAGTTCA